GATCTATTATTTTTTTAAATCCTTTGTAACATTTACATTATCAGAGATGCTGTGTAGTTTGTATTCTCCCCACTTCATTTCGTGTACTAAAATCCAACTCTTTTCTTTATTTAGTTCAATCTCAAATACATGAGTATGTTCTACACCATCTCGTTCTTTATTGTCATCTGTAGAACCTCTATATTTTGCATTATAAAACACATCTAGAAATGAAGTTAATAATTCGTTTTTCTCCTTGTAATGTTTATGAGGTTGATTAAGCCATTCTTTTATACCTGTTGCATACACGTTAATGCTATGAGGAAATTCCTTATTTGTTGGCTTTGATTCTTTTAGAAATTCGACTTCTTCCTTAATCTTTTTTGCTCTTAATCGCAAGCTCCTATTTTTATCTTGTTCTGAAATGCAGTCTTTAAAAAATGGACAATTGAAACAGTCTTTCTCTTGATTGCTGAACCATGTTTTTACTTTATTTTTAAACCCTCTATTCTTGTAGAAACTACATTGATTGCAGTTCTTTGGAAAATAAGGATGGGTATCATTAAATATTTTGCCATCCTTTCCAGGATTATTTTCTAGTCCACGCTGTGCTGGTTCGATTGGTAAATCGTCTAGCACATCATCTGGCGATGCTGGATCATCCGTTGACTCAAGAGAGCATTTGCAATTCCATCTATCGCCTGGGTGATGTTTATTCCAGAAAGGATGTTCGACAGGCAGAGTCAATTTTTTCTCCCAGTAGCCACGATGCACGGCTTCTGCGTCAGGAGAAGTGGTAGGCATCCATCTCAAGTTAGGCATGATGTCCTTATTTTCGATAAACGAACGCCAATCCGCAGCGTTATGAGCTCGAAGAACCGCTGTGTTATACTCGGTTTTTAGCCATGAACCAACATGATGAGAAGATATAGAAGATATATCTTTCATCCACTTATCAAATGGCTTTAAGTTTCCGTTGTCATCTAGCAATTTTGAAGCCATGCTTTTGCCCATTGCATGTGTCTTAAAGGCTGCAAAGACTTTATTTGCATGCTTTACTGCATTCAAAAAACCTCTATTGTGATCAATTGAGAATTCTCCTTTAGATAAGCCTTTAGCTGTAGCTTCATTCATTATCTTTGTAAGTTCCTGCCACATGGTAGGCTCTATGGAGTTCTCTACATCGAAACCTCCATATATTGCATTCACGAACTCGTCGAGTACGTCTAAATCGAACTTAACACCACTATCAATGTTATCAAAGTGCGTGTGGCATGAACACTTTTTGCCATAATAGAGCTCATCGACTAGAAGTCTGTAATGTTGGCTTTTGCCCCTTTTGTTGGGGCTATCCCAAAAAAACGATTTAAACGCTGTTTAAATGAAGTTTTATTGTCGTTTGAATTCCCTTTTTCTTTCTCATCTTTATCAGAATTAAGTGCTGCTTTTAACGCTTCTTTTTCTGCGTTCTTTTGCTCTTTTAGTGCGTTGTAATCCTTTGGCTTTTCGATTCCAAAAGTATCATACAAATAATCGTCGTCGATGGGTAAGCCCATATTACTGCACTTCTGAACGATGTCGATTTGTTGTGCTACATCTATTTTGTCTTTTTTCGCATATACGAATTCTCCACCATCTGTATTGAAACCAAGTGCGTTGAAAAGGTCTTTCATTTGATAGTTGAGAATATCTAAGATAAACTCTCTATCATCTGCATTCATTTCGTCCTCTTCCTCTTTGTGAACTGTTCCTAGTGCTTGAGTTCCTGAACTGCCTACGTCTGTTGTAAGCGTATTTCCTAAAATGCGAATAGATATTTTGCCATCCCAGTATTCCGCAAAGGTCTTGTAGAGTTCACTTGAACCAGTCTTATTACCTGCTTCAATTAGCGTTAAATCACTATCTTTTGGATGAATGTATACAGCGTTTGAGCCTTGACGTCTTGCATCCTGGATTAGCCTTCTTCTTGCTTCTTCATCTCCTGCATCGTAGGTGTATTCACGAATTGGCATACCAAAGATGTTGCAGAACCTCGCCCAGTCGCCCATGTTTCCTTTTTTATAAAGCACTGCAGGTAGGATTTCTGCAAATATTCCTAAGCCCCTTTCGCTACCTATAAAAAGCATGTTTTGAAAATTCTCAATTGGAAGTCCATCCATGTCTCCTTGGAAGCGAAGTAGTTTCCTTTTAATTGGATCGTAATGCTTTCTATTGATACTTTCAAAGTGGATGTTCTGGTCCTCTCCTACATACAATTGAAGTAACGTGAATCCCCAGAACTCCGATAATATAAGTTCTTTTCTTAACTCTTTAAACCATGGTGAGCGCAGCTGTTTATTGATTACATCATCTGGCTTTCCGTTGCGCTGAAACTCAATTGGAATCTGTGTGACGCCACGTAAGCGTTTAGCCATGACGCCTGAAAGATGCAAGTCGAACGCTGCGCTTTCGTACATATCATACAGCCTTACACGGTTTGAATAATCAATGCCTTTTGCTGCATTGACTGAATTCATGTAAGTTTCAAGGTTAAAGTGAAATAGTTCAGGCATTTGTAGTACAACGTCTGGTTGTCTTAATCCTGGTTGTGAAATATATCCACCTTGTATAATTTTGTTTTTATTCTTTTTCATAATTGATTAATCAAATACTGGTCTAACTTCTTCGCTTTTTATTTGCCAATTCGAGTTGTCTGAAAGTTCATCAGAAGGTAGCAAAGGAGCACCTTCAATGGTGATGTCACTTTTCATTACACCCTTAAGCCATTCTATTGCTCTTTCGTATCTATCCTCTCTAATTTTAGACATCTTGTAAGGGTTGTGTTGGCAAAAGATGTGGTAAATTGTAATGTCTAGCGCAAACATCAAGATGAGAGGGTGTCTCTCTGCTCCTGTCTGTGAAAAGATAGCCTGGCAATCATATTTTTTATTGAGGTAGCTTTTCATCTCTGAAACAGCTCTATCCTCACATATTTCTATTATCTGTGGATCATAATCTGACGTGCCTTGTCTTAAAAGGCTATCAAGTATTTCACGATGGATTGAAGCATCATAATCTTCAAGTGATATAAAATTCTGCATAACTAAAATGTATAAGGGTTATTTTCGTTCAATTCATTGTAACCAATGGTATAAACTGGTTCGAGTTCGTTCGTCTTGGTGTCCGTCATTGTAACCCCACCTTCTACAGCGTCGCATCCATCGGCAGGATAAGGAAGTGAAAGCTCGAAGAGTTTAAACTGATTGATAAGCTCTTGCATGTGTGGATTATCCTTTTCTTCTTCATTGAAGATGATATTTCCTAACCTATCTAAAGGCTCAAGATTAGCCTCTATACGAGTAGCTTTATCTGTCTTTTTTCGTGTGTCTTCACGAATAAATAACTGCGTTTTGCGCTTTGCACATTCATCACGAAGTAGCGGTTTAAAAACCTGTTGATAAAAAGGGTCTTGTAGCTTATTATTTTCGATATACCAATAAACGTTGGTCTTCTTTGCGACATACTTGTCGAGTTCAAAATACCAACCTATAAAGTTGGCGTTTGTTTCGTGGGCTAAAAAGCCTTTTATGACGTAATACACGCCTTTTAGTTTACCAATGAGCCACAAGGCTTTGGTAGAACTGCCTTTCTTTTTTGAGTCTGAATAGGCAGGGTCTCCATAGCCAATAAGGAATTGAAACTTTTTTAATGATGGAACTTTGCCATATGTAAGATTCTTGAAAATCTTTCCTTCTGATACAGGGTTGTTGAAGTACTCTCCCTGCTGCGCTTTGGTGCTAATCTTGGATAACGCCATATCTATATGCTCTTCTGTGTTCTTTGCAGGCCACGTGCTTTTGCCGTTTTTGTCACGAATATTCACGACATCCCAACTATTTGCAAGTTTTCCAGCACGTGTAATACAACAGTCTTTTGCAATGATATTACCACACCATATAACCAAAGTAGGTTCAGAAATAGAACGTGTAGGGTAAAGTGCTTTTTCCATCCAATCCCACTTCTTATTAAGCGTTACAGGATTTCTGCAGTCTTCGTCAGTGTCGTAGTCGTCCATGTAGATAACATCAGGACGAATTGCTTCATTACGCATACCACGAGGAGCAGAACCTGCACCAATGGCAATGAATTTAGCACCGCAAGTACAAGTGAATTCTCTGTCTGTCCATTGTCCAAAAACTGGTTGCTTTCCGTAAAACTGTTGTATTCTTGGATTGTTCTCAAAGTTGATTCTGTAAGGTGTCAATAAACGCTCTGCAGCATCAATTGTGGCACTTGCAAGAGCAACAAACTTCTTGCGCTTAGTTAATGTGAGATACATTAACACGAACATTACAACAGTTGACTTTGCTAGCTCTCTAGACCATGAGAGAACTTCGTACCATTCATCGTTCGCAATAAGGCGTTTTATTGCTTTGATATGGAAAGGCGCAAACTCATACTTTGCATAACTTGGAAAGAAGTATTTAATCCACTCTACGGGATCTTTCTCTAACTTCTCACGCATTTTGTCAATCTCATAGCGAGATAGAGATTCGTCTATGTCTATATTTTTTGCAAGTCCTTTGTTGTATTTCTCCCAAATCGCAAGGGCTTGCTTGTCTGTCCATTTTGCCATATTTATTTTTTGTTATTTGCCTGGTCTTTAATAAATGCATCAAACAAGTTGTTGAACTCTTTTGCTTTGTCAATGTCGATAGGTCTTAGCCACGATAAAAAACGCATCGCAACCGATACGCAGTCAGGCACTCCAATGTCTGATTCTAGCTTCTTAATAGCTCCTGCAATCTTCGCAAGTGCATCTGCTTCTTGCGTTGTCGCAAAGCGTTCACCTGGTGGACGTGAACTAATGTTGTTATTGATTTCTACAATCTGATAACTCCATTGTGAAATGATTTGCTCTGGTGTGATTGTCTTTGAAGCCTTTATTTCCTGCCACTTTCCTTTTTCTGCCCATCTTGCAATCGTTTGTCTGGTTGTTCCAACTT